CAGGATACTTGCTTGTCGAATCCTTTACCACGATCTCCGCTTTGGTGAACTTATCGGAATACTTAACAGGCGCTCCGACATACACTACCTCTCCGCTAATCTCAATCTTTGCCATTCTCTCCACTCCTAGAAATGTATAACCATGACTTGCCAATAATTTGCAAGTCCGTAAAATATGTATCTACTGCTTGTTTGACTGTTTCATGCGTCGTATAATCGTGACCGCCGATCATTCCGCCAGCTTTTAGTTTCGGTAGCCATATCTCAATATCCACGCAAACAGAGTCGTAATCATGCGAGCCGTCAATGAAGATAAAGTCAACGCTTCGCTTCTTGAAATTCTTTGAAGCTTGCGCGCTTGTCATGTCGTAGGTTTTGATCACCTTGCTAACAGGCTCGATATTTGCATGATATTCCGTTCGTAATTCGCCACTTTGGCATTTAAAGTCGTAAAAGTCACTCACAGGATTGCGATGCTCTTCAGAGCCTAAGAAGTGATCTACTGCATAGTAGGTGATTGCCTTGCCACTATTCAGGATTTCAACCCCTGCATAAGCGGCGCTCTTGCCCTTCCATGCTCCGATCTCTACAAACTTTGCGCCGTCTTCGGCTTTTTCAATTGCAAGCTTGATTATCTCTTCGTAGTCAAACCAGCCGTGAATGTTTTGGTAATAGTGATTCATGTTATCCTTTTTGCCGAATTCAGCAATATGGTAATATACTCAAATATCTATGGACTTTACAAACTCTTCAAAATTTCTTACTATCTCGTAGCGATACCCAGCATTCTCTACTTGAGACTGCCACCACTTTTGCCGATCAGTTTGCCGACCAGTCGGAGTCTTAAACTCCAAGAATATCGGACCGCTCTTGGATAGGTAAGTCATATCTGCAACACCCGATATCATACCCATCACCTTAAGTTGAGCGCCGTGCCTCGCATCGCGTGGGTTGTTGTGATTCATGTACAAAAGCCCGCGCTCTTCAGGGCGCGCGTTCCAATGCCATGTAAAGCAGTGCGCTTGTAGTTGTTGTTCAGTCATGGTTGATCACAACAAACTTAAAAAAGTTATCAAATCTGCTTCGGATATTTCTTTGTTATCTAAATAACACTTTCCATTCTCGAAACTTTCATCATTCTCAAATTGCACCAGATGAAAACCTAAGTATTGCCATCCATCATCCACGCCATTTTTTATCCATTTGTGTATGTTTTCCCACATCATTTTTTGACCAGTTCTTGGATAGCTCATTCTTGTTTTTACTTCTAAAAGCATTACCTTTTTTGTTTTCCAATTCCACAAAACAAAATCTAAATCAGATGCAGAAAAGCCAGTTTGCGAATCTGGTAATTTTTCTCTAATCCATTGACTAAAACCTAACTCTCTGATTCCGGTTACTTCTTGTCGTGTCATAGTAACGCCTTGGCTATATTGTAGGTTTTCTCATCTAATTCAGCAGCTATAATGTTCCTTTTTTTATCTCTTGCAGCAATGATTGTAGTGCCACTACCTGCAAAGGGCTCTAATATAGTATCACCCTCTTTGGTGAACATCTCAATTAAATAACCTACTCCGCTTTTACTTTGCTGCCAATCATGTCCATTTTTCTCTCTTTGCTCTGAAATGAAATAATCTTGGAAAGTATTCTCTATTTTCTTTTTACCGTTTTGGAATATCAATACTGGCTTCCATCTGCACATTAAGTTGATACCATTTACTATTTGTGTTTGTCCTTCGTGGTAAACTGCAAAAGTCCAATAGTAATCCAAGTTTTCATTCATTCTTTGCATCACTTCAGGTAAATACATTTGTCCTGAATACGCTATGCAGAATCCATGCGGTTTTAGGACTCTTTTTGCAACTCTGGATAATTTACTCCAGCATTCGATAAATTCATAAGGATACGGAGGATCGGTGATGATACAATCAATGCTGCCATCCGGAATATCCGCAAATACTTCTTCAAAGTCTCCAAGCCTGAAATCAATATCTATTTTTTTGGTTTTACCTATTTCGGCTAATTCTTTTCGCTCTTGCTCTTTTTGTTCCTTCTTCTCTTCTTTCTTGATCTCTTGATATGCTTGGTTGATACTCAACTCGCCAGTGCTTAGTTGTGCCTTGACTTCAGGCGTTGCTTTCGCTTCAATTACTTTTACACGCGCTATTGTTTGCTCACCAACTGAAGCTACTTTTGAAAGTTCTTTTCTTGTGTCTACTTTTTCAATAGGCTTTGGTGAATTCACCGAACCCTTTCCAAAGTTTTCGCCACTAGTCTTTAAGTTTTCTTTCGCCTTCGCACTAAACACTTCTTCAAGTTGCAAGGCTAGGACGCTTCTTTGGTAGTTGCTTAGATTCCGCCTTCCAAACTGGTTGAAGATCATCCACTCCTTTACTTCGTTGCTATCCTTAAAGTCTTTGTTTACCGTCTTGTATTCCAAGCCATGCTCACTTGCTATGGCATATCGATTGTGGCCATCTACCAAGTATCCTTTCCATAATACCAAAGGATCTCTAATACCTTCGCTTAAAATATTGGCTTCTAACTGTTTGAACTCTTCACCAGTCAAAGCCGGTATAAGCTTTTTAAACTCTTCTCTTATCACTATCATGCTACATTCTCCAATGTATTTTGAGCTACTTACTTGTATAGCTCAGTCATTTAATAAATAATCCATCATTGCGTAAAACTTCGGACTCCATCTTAGTAACTCTGCAAGCCAAGCAAATAGCATAATACGCGCCGTATCATGAGACACGCCGTATTCCATGACTATATCGTCTATCATGTCGTTAAGCCATTGCTCGGTAGTCATCGCAAGTGTCCTGTCTTGTCTTTGTGTATGAATAACCAACCTCTCGCATATCCCATCGAATCGCGGTAAGCCTCGGCTTCGCTTCTAAGTTTGCAGAGGCTTTGCAGTACATAGAGAGGATGTAATTTACCCGCCTTGGTCAAAGCTATCCAATCTTGCAGCCCTCCGAGCTTAGCCATCTCTCTCGCCTCGTGCTTTGTCAATATAACCAACTCTTCAAGAACTTCGCGTTCTGTTTTCGGTATAAGTTTTCCACACTCCGAGCAAACTCTTGCACTGGCATAAAGAAACGCGTCGCAGTGAATACAATTCTTGTAAACAGCCAAACCATCCCGCTTCTTCTTTGGCGGCTTAGTCCAATCTCTCGAATCGTCCCACATCCCAAAGCGGTAAAGGTTATTCCCGAAGTCAAGCACCGTAAATGAGTCCTTACCCTCGCAGGTCCGAGAGCCCCGCCCTACCATCTGCAAGAAAAGAGGCAAACTCTTAGTAGCTCGGTATAGAATAACCGTCTCTATGCTCGGCTCATCAAAACCCGTTGTAAAAAGCCCTACATTCATCAGAACGGCGGCGGGGGTCTCTTTATACCACTTGAGAGCGTTTCGCCTCTCCTCGCGCCCCGCAGACCCGTCTAATGATATTACAGGGTGCCCCGCCTTCTCAAATTCTGCATACAGTTCAGCCGCGCTCTTTAAATTCGGCGCAAAAGCTATCGCCTTGGTATTCGGAGTCCAGCGCTGGTAGTTTTGCACCGCGCCCTTGAATATCTGCATTCTTGAGTATTCGGCTCCTAGTGAATCAGCATCAAAGTCATTGCCTTTGGTTTTTACGCCGCTTAGATCGATAGGCACGGAATAGTAAGAAGGCTTGGCTAAGTAGCCATCGGAAATAAGACTTGGAATAGTTGAAGCCTCTACCATGTGAGTATAGAGATCGGTCAACGGCGTTCCCTTCCCCTCTCGGTATGGCGTGGCCGTCGCTCCAAGCACTCTCGCATGAGAGGGAAGAAGAGGGAAGAGCTTATCGAATGTCCGCTTATGGCATTCATCGAATATGAATAAGTCAACGCTCTGAAGTAGTTCGCTGTAGATCCGCTGTTCAGCTCGTCGGTATATCGTCTCGATCATAGCCACAAAGATTCGCTGACTTGAGTTGACTCTGGTAGTTTCGGCTGTAATGAGTTCCGGCACGATAGCAAGGTTATTAAGCGCCCCGCCTGCTTGCCATAGCAGC